GATGTACGATATTAAACTCAGATGGAGAATATATTAAGATTCCTAGATTATCAAATGGAGAAATAAAACAATTCTACAATGAATCAAATACAGCATCTAACACTAGCTGGACGGAGATATAATGGCGGCAGTAAGTAGTACGTATAAAGACCCTAGCGATACTTTTGTATGGTGGATAGAAGGTGATAGGCTTGCTATTGCTACCACAGAAGGAGACGGAGGAACAAACGAAACTGATAAAGGTCAGCTTAAAGCAGTAAGCTTAGGTTCTGGAAATACTATTACTGATGGTCTTATTATATCTTATTATGCAGAGCCAGATAAACTAACAAGTATTAGTGGTACAATAGATATTGATAATGTATTACAACCAGCATTGATAGATTATGTTAAATCAAAAGCTTTGATGGACGCAGCAGCTAGAGCAAAAGACCCAGGTCTTGCTCAGATTAAAATGGCGTCTGCACAACAATGTATAGCTAATTATAAAGAAGCTGTACGCAGATACGGTATGAAGAAAAACGATAAAGTAGGTGGCACTAGAGCAATAGCTCCAGTGGATATGAGATAAAGGGGCAACAATGGAAGTAGGAAAAGAAACTAAATTTACATTATCTATAGAGACAGCAATTAGTATATTAGTCACTGTAGGTATGATAATTGGTATGTGGTATTCTTTGCAAGCAGAAATAGAACTTGCTAAAGAGTTACCAGAGCCAGAAGTATCACGTATGGAGTATGATTTAAAAGACCAAATGATACGCGATTCAATACTAAACACAGAAGAAAAAGTAGATAAACTTGAAGATAAAGTAGACTCTGTTAAAGACGACACAAGAATGATTCAAGAAACTTTACTAGACATGAATAAGAACTAATGAGGTTTTCAAATGAACAACAAATTTATATCATACTTGGTATTAACGCTTTGCTCGTCGCTATCTTGGCTGCACTCACAATCAGTCAACTTAGATAGTTTTGACCAAATACAAGCGCTTAATATACAAAAGTGTGCAGTAGTACAAGTTAATGCGGGTTGGAATTATCAGAACAGAGTAAAGGTAGAGAAACTAGCTAACCTTTGTTATATAGGAGAAATAGACTTAACTAACAAAACTGTTGGTGCAGTTATACAAAAAGATTGGGACATTAAAGTAGTTCCTACTATTATTATTTTTGAGTATGGAAAAGAAGTAAAAAGATTTGAAGCTAATTTATCTATGAAGTTTAGAGAAGAAGAAATACTAAATTCAATTAGAAAAGAGATAAAGAAATAATGCCAAGAAAGAAAGCAAAGGCTATAAGAAGAACTACAAAAGGCAAGAATGCCAACTACAGACCTACTAAAAAAGGTGCTGGAATGACAAAAAAGGGTGTAAAAGCTTATAGAAAAGCTAACCCTGGTAGTAAATTAAAAACTGCTGTTACTGGAAAAGTAAAGAAAGGTAGCAAGGCAGCTAAAAGAAGAAAGTCTTATTGTGCAAGGTCTTTAGGACAACTGAAAAGAAGTTCTGCTAAAACTAGGAATAATCCTAATTCTAGAATAAGACAAGCACGTAGAAGATGGAAATGCTAATTAATAGGAGGAATCATGGGACCAATATTAGGTAAAGTTCTTACAAGTTTAGGTACAGAGAAGCTTATCAAAGCTATCATTATGCACCTAGGAGATTGGCTTGTAACTAAATCATCTAACAAACTAGATGATAAGTTATGGGCAGAAGTTAAAAAAACTCTAAATAAAAAATAGGAGAGATATATGAACTGCGAATGCGGATGCGGGTGCTAAGTGCCTAAACAGATGTTAACATTAAATGACTTTAGCGGAGGACTTAATACCAAGTCCTCTCCTAGGGATATTGCACTCAATCAGGTTCAAAGTGTTACAAATGCTGTATTATCTAATCCTGGATTAATAGAATCTAGTAGTACTAGTACTGCAAAACACACAGGAAATGTTTCTGACTTAAGACATACTAAGAAAGGAAATGGAGCTTTCATTTTTAATTCTCAATTTAATTTAGATGCAAGTGGAACAGCTACACAGCCAACTCAAGCAATTTGTTTTCCCAATAACAAAAGTGATGGAAATACTACAATACAATTTTTTAGAAGAGATTTTGACAGCACTGGAAACTTTTCATACGAAGGCGTAGATTCTGAAATAGATATGGGAGTTACTGGAGGAGTAGAGCCAGTATATTATTTTGTAGATGGCTTGTTATATGTTTCTGATAAATTAGTAGTAGACGGAATAAACAGTGCTGAACCTAAAAAACTAGTATATGTAGACCAAACATCAAGATTAGGTACAGGAATTACAGGTGGATGGACTGATATAAATTCTAAAATAGAAATAGACGGTAATCAATTTGAAGATATTTCAGAGGAAAGCGCTTTTAGTACAAATCCTGGCTCAGGAGAGTTTAGCATTATACTATCTACAGACCCAATCGTAGACGCTACTGCTTTTACTACTATTAAACAAAATTTAGTCTCGCCTGATAATAATCTAGTAACTACTACAAACCCTAATGACACAAACCCTGACCCAACAGCAGATATTAGACTTACAGATAAAGTTGTTTATTTAAAACTGAGGACATCAGAAGATATGTCTTCAGCTGATTTAAATTTTGCTGGTGTATTTTCTGCAGGACAAATTTTTGATGGATACATAATATTTATTAATGGTGAAGGTATGAGGGTAAGAAGTGTAAGTGAAGTAGATTTATCTGTAGAAGGTGATAAAAAAATATTACAGTTAACTGTAGATAGAGATGTTTTTGAAACAGGATTACTAGAACACGGAGGTTCATCAGAAGTAAAAGTAAGTACATCTGCAAGTATTTCTGTTACATCTGGTGGATGGGAAGCAGGTTCTTATGAGTTCTGTCATACGGTAGTAGATTTGCAGGATAATGAAACATTGCCACAAGCACCACAAGAAGATGGAAGTGGAAATATAAAACTGTTTGGTATTACCTCTGGAGCATATTTTACTGGAGTAAAAGTTAGAATACAGGATACATCATTTACAGGTAGAACAAATGAAAAAGGTTTTCGTGTATACACTAGAAAAAAAGACGGTAATGGTAGATGGATATTATTTTTAGACGTAGATTATTATAAAGGAGTAAGAAAAAATTTATTTGAAGATTATACAACTCTTGTTCAGGCAGCAACAGACTATCATGAAAATTCTGCTTCTTTTGATATTGTAAATCCATCCTTAGATACATACGAAAGTATAAATGGATATTCACAAGATGAAGAAAGTATTGACTTTGGAACAGATGGTGGATTTAAAGCAGCTACTGTTTGTGCTAGAAGAGCATGGGTTGCTAATGTTAGAAAGAACAATAAAGTATTTGATGATAGAATATATTATTCTCCAGTAAATAGATTTTCTACATTTCCTGACAGTTATTTTTTAGACATTGGTATTAGTGACGGTGATTCATTTACTGCATTACATAGCTTAGGAAATAGATTGTTAGCGTTTAAACAGAAGAAATTATATGTCATAAATGTATCATCTACTTCTGATGCTGGATGGTATTTAGAAGCAGAATATGATGGAATAGGATGTAGACAACAAGAATCAGTTTGTAAAACACCATTTGGTATATGTTGGGTAAACGATGATGGTGTCCATATATTTGACGGAACATCTATGCCTAAAGAACTTAGTTTATTCTTAGATGATAGAGCATGGAGAGCAAATCAACTTTCTAATAATCCAGCTATAGGTTATAATAATAAATATAAACAATTAAATGTTGTTCAAGACACAACATCAGGTGATAATCATGCATTTGTATATGATTTTCAAACTCAAGGATGGAGTTTTATACAGCCGTTTTCATCTCCAGACTATAACGGTATGTCCAATTTTTTACCATCTTATGATGGTTTGTATTATATAGAACACGATAATGGAATATCTCTTGGTCCTAATGCAAAAGTAATAAATCTTTTAACAGGAGATACTGGAAGTAAGGCAACAACTATTATTACTAAAGATATAGATTTTGGTAATCCGGGATTAGTAAAAAAAGTTAAAAAAGTTTATGTTACTGCTAGAGATAACTCACCTGGTTCTACATTAACATTAAGATACGCATTAGACGGAGGCACAGGTTTTACACAAGCATCTGACCCAGCAGGTGGACAAGCAACCATTAACAATTCACAGTATGAAATTAATGCCTATACTATTAATCAAGACTGTCAATCTATAGCTCTAAAACTTGACAGCAGTGGAAAGATTGATATAAATGATATTACCATAGATTATAGACAAACTAATAAGAGAGCTTCATAATGCCAAAATCTGGTGAACATAGAGTTAATCAAATTGACTCTTTCTTTAGAGTAAGACCATCTTCTCAAAATGTGAGAGAGGGAGAGAATGTATCATTTCTTGAAGACGGTAAACTTATTAAGCAAGAAAAAAGAAATGGTATTGTTTATGAGCAAGTTTATGTAGAGCAAGGAAAAACAAGAGAAGAGAAAGTTAGTACGTCTACTGGAAGTGTTACCAATCTTGTTGTCTCTGGTTCTTCATCTGGTTCAGGTGATGTTACTGGTATTACAGCTGGTACAGGATTAACTGGAGGTGGCACAAGTGGTAATATAACTTTAAATATAGATTCTACAGTTACTACTTTAACAGGCACACAAACTCTTACAAATAAAACTTTAACAAGTCCTACTTTAACCACGCCAGCTTTAGGAACACCAGCAAGTGGTGTTATGACTAATGTAACAGGAACAGCTTCAGGATTAACTTCAGGAAAAGTAACTGTAACAGATAGTACGGCTAACACAAATTTCCCTGTAGTGTTTCATAACGAATCTAATGCTTTATTAGACGATACTAGTGCATTAACTTATAATCCAAGTTCTGGAACTCTTGTAGTGCCAAATTTAAATGTAAGTGGAACTACAACTACTGTAAATACTACAAATCTTGTTATATCAGACAAACTTATTGAACTATCTAATGGAGCAACAGGAACTCCTGCTGCAGAAGCAGATTCTGGATTAATTATAGAAAGAGGAGAGTCTACTAATGTCTTTATTGGTTGGGATGAAGGTAGCGATAGAGTAAGATTTGCTACAACATCATCTACAGGTTCTTCAAGTACAGTATCTTTTGTTTCAAATGCAAATATACAGGCAGGAAGATTATATGGAGATGTAACTGGTGATGTAACTGGAGATGTTACTGGAAGTTTAAGTGGTGGAACTGTAACAGGCTTATCATCTGCAATATCATTATCAGAAGGTGGTACTGGTGGTGGAAGTGCTGCTGAAGCAAGAACAAGTTTAGGTGTAGATGCAGCAGGTACAGACAACTCAACTAATGTTACTTTAGCAGGTAGTTTAGATTATATTACAGCTAGTGGAACTGGCAATCAAACACTTACAAGAAATGCTATAGATTTAACTACTGATGTTACTGGTGTTTTACCTTCTGCTAATTTAGATGCAGATACAGCACATTTGAGTGGAACACAAACATTTAGTGGTGCTAAAACTTTTTCAAGTACTATTACAGGAAGCATTAGTGGAAATGCAGCAACAGCTACTGCCTTAGCAACTGCGAGAAGTATTACAATGTCAGGAGAAGTTTCTTCAGGTGCTGTTAATTTTGATGGAACAGCAGGTGTTGTTATACCTAATACTACAATAGGTTCAGGTGTTATTGTAAATGGAAGTATAGCTTCTGATGCTAATATTGCAACAAGTAAATTAGCTTCAAATACAATTAGTGGAGTAGCATTAGGTAGCAATCTAAATGCTTTAACAGTTGGAACAGGAATGGCTTTTGCTACAGGTTCTAATTATACAGGGGCAACAGCAAGACAAATAAGTTTAAATTTAAGTGCTATAGACCACGATAG